CAGATCACTGGCGCGGGGCTTGGCCACCGCCTGCCAAGAACGATCAGAAACCGGACCTATCCAAAGGGAAAGGATAGCATTGATGCGGCGGCTTTTGTTTGGAGCAAGGCGCCGGAAATCCTCAACGCCCATAATCGTGGAGTGTTGATCAGATCAAAGAGCGGGTTTTTTCTGGCGATCCCGACCGAGGCCGCAGGCAAGGGTCGCGGCGGCGCGCGGCTCACACCCGGTGAATGGGAACGCCATCGCGGCATGCGCCTGCGGTTCATCTACCGCCGCAACGGGCCCAGCCTGCTCGTGGCCGAAAAGGCGCGGATCAACACGCGCGGGACTGCGGTGGCGTCGCGCTCTAAAACCAGACGCGGGCAGGTCACCGCGCCGATCTTCCTGCTGGTGGCGCAGGTGAAACTGCGCAAACGGCTGGATCTGGCGCGGGATGCGGAGAGGGTGGCCGGAATGGTGCAGGGGTTGATTGTGGAAAAGTGGAGGGACTGACGATGGAGGGATTTGGTCGCAATCTCCAGATTGTGGACAAGTCGCCCTTATTGGCATATATTGCCAATGACACGAAAGGATGCCCCATGGCCACGCGAAACGTCGTTTTAACCGACACCCAGTCCAGCCTGGTCGACCGTCTGGTCGAATCCGGCCGCTACCAGAATGCCAGCGAAGCCTTGCGGGCTGGCTTGCGCCTTCTGGAGCGTGAGGAAAACGAAATATCCGCCTTGCGCAACCAGCTTTACACCGGTTTGGCGCAGGCCAAGGCCGGTGATCTGGCCGACGGGAGTGGCGAAGAGGCCATCCGCCGGGTCTTTGCTGCGGCGCGGGGAAAAGCTTGATGCCCAAACCTTGGCGCCTGACCCGTCAGGCCGAGGCTTCGCTTCTTGATATTGCCCTCTGGACGATCGAAAACTTTGGCCCGCGTCAGGCGCAGGCCTATGAGGAAGACCTGATCACGCGCTGTTCCAGCATTGCGTCGGGCAGCGTGACTTCGCAAAGCTGCCGGGCGATCATCGATCCCAACCTGAAAGAGGATCTGCGTTTTGCTCGCTCGGGGCAGCATTTCATCGTGTTTTTAGAGGATGAGGCCAGTGTGATCATCGTGGATTTTCTGCACTCTCGATGCAATCTCCCGGCAAAGCTGTCAATCCTCGAGAAACAAAAGCCAGAACAGAACCATTGAGGTAAACCGACGCTTGGTCGGTAAACAACAACCCCATGCCCACACCCCGAGAAACCATCCTGCAGGCGCTGCTTGCGGCGCTTGAAACCGTGCCCGGCACCACCATCCTGCGCGAGGGCGTCCTGCCAGAGCGGGTGCCATTAGGCGGGCTCGTGATCCTGCGCGACGGCAATCCGGGCACGCCCGAGGTCATGCTGTCGCCGCTCAGCTATTCCTACGAGCACAAAGCCGAACTTGAGGTGATTGTGCAGAGCAAAACTCCTGCTGCGCGGGCGGCAGCGTTTGACACCCTTGTGCAAAACATCGGTGCTATTATCGCGGCCAACCGGACGCTCGGCGACCTCTGCGATTGGGTGGAGGCAATGGCCCCGAAACCCGTCGACCTGCCTGTGGAGGGCGGCGAAGCGCTGAAAGCCGCAATCATCGACATCACGCTGATTTACACGACCACAGATCCGTTGGGCTGATCGCCCGGCATCCCAAATCACGAAGGAACACCTATGGCACGCGCACAAGGCGCGCGGTCGCAACTTGCGGCTGCGTTTGAAACAACTTATGGCACCGCGCCGGCAAGCGGATTTCACAAGATACCGTTTGCCAGCGCCTCGCTGGGCGCCGAACAACCGTTGCTGACCTCTGAACTTCTGGGCTATGGCCGCGACCCACTGGCTCCGATCAAGGATGCGGTGACGGCGGATGGTGACATCAAGGTGCCGATCGACGCCGAGGCGTTCGGGTTCTGGCTGAAGGCGGCGTTCGGCGCGCCGACCACCACCGGCACCACCAACAAAACGCACACGTTCAAGTCGGGCAACTGGAACTTGCCCAGCATGGCCATCGAGGTTGGCATGCCCGAGGTGCCGCGTTTTGCCATGTACACAGGCTGCATGCTGGATCAGCTCTCCTGGCAAATGCAACGCTCGGGCTTGCTGACGGCGGACGCAAAACTGATTGCCCAGGGTGAGAATGTCGCCATCACCACGGCGGCCGGCACGCCCACGGCTTACGCCTTACAGCGCTTCGGCCACTTCAACGGCGCCATCAAGCGCGGCGGTGTGGCGCTCGGCAATATCGTCTCGGCCGACATTACCTACGCCAACAACCTTGATCGGATCGAAACCATCCGCGCGGACGGCCGCATCGATGGGGCGGACCCCTCCATTGCCGCGCTCACCGGCAAGATCGACGTGCGGTTCGCCGACACCACCCTGATGGATCAGGCGTTGAACGGGACGGCGTCGGCGCTGGAGTTCTCCTATACCATCTCTGCCAGTGTCAGCCTGACGGTCACGGCGCATGCGGTTTACCTGCCGCGCCCGCGCGCCGAAATCCAAGGCCCCCAAGGTATTCAGGTCAGCTTTGACTGGCACGCGGCTTACGATGCCGTAGCGGGGCAGATGTGCACCATTGTCCTCAAAAACACCGTTGGGAGCTACTGATATGTTAAAACTGAACCTCTCCAATGAACCGGCCTGGCTCGATCTCGGCCATGGGGTGCGCCTTCGCCTGCTGCCATTGACCACGGCGCTGATGGTGGCCGCACGGAACGATCCGGCAATTTCTGATCTGCCGGAGGAAGCTGGCGACGAGGAAAGCGCGCTGGTGTTTGCCAAGGCGCTGGCCCGCATCGCCATCACCGACTGGGAGGGGGTCGGCGATGAGAACGGCGACCCGGTGACGGTCAGCCCGGCCGGGATCGATGCCCTGCTGGATGTCTGGCCGCTCTTCGAGGCCTTCCAGACCGAATACGTCGCAGGCGGCCTGCTGCTGGATCAGGAAAAAAACGTCTCATCGCCCTTGCCGAATGGGTCTTCGGCGGGGGCGACGGGTATTGCCAAATCTGTGAAACCACGTGCCCAGACTGCCCGCAGGTCCTGAACCAACCACAGAGCTATGTGGGCTGGCAGGTCTGGGATCTGGTCACCCGCCTTGGCGGCCAGATGCGCATCACCGTTGCGGGCACCATCGTCGGCTGGGACATGTGCGCGGCGCTGGCCATGGCATCGGCCCTCGGGATCGATCCCGCGCCGGTCGCGGAAATCCTGCCCGCGATCGAAGCGGTGATGGTGAAGAAAATCAACGAACAGATGGATCATGATCATGGTTGAGAAACGCGTCAGCGTGCGCCTTGCGGCTGTTGGTGGCGACAGGGTCAAAGCCGAGTTCGAGGGCATTGGCAACGCCGGTCAACGCGGGTTTCGCAAAGTGTCGCGTGAGGCCGAGATCGCCAATGCCAGGCTGGCCAGGTTCGCGCGCCGCGCCAGTATCGCCGCCGGCATCATGGTGGCAGCGGCTGTGGCCGCCGGTATCGCCATGGTGCGCTCCAGCCTGCAGACCATCGACGAGCAGGCCAAGCTGGCCGCGTCGCTGCGCACCACCACTGCCTCTATGCAAGTTTTGGCCCGCGCGGCTGATCTGGCAGGTGTGTCGCAGGGCGAGGTCTCGCAGGCCACGATCATGATGACCAAGAGTCTGAGCCAGGCAGCGCAGGGGACCGGTCCGGCGGTAAAAGCACTGGATGCCTTGAATCTGTCTGCAGCCGATCTCGCCAAGCTGCCGATCGACGAAAAGATGGCTGCCATTCAGGATGCGATTGCCAAGTTCATCCCGACGGCCCAGCAGGCGGCGGTGGCGTCAACGATTTTTGGGGCACGGGCCGGTCTGATCTTTACCCGGATTGATAGCGCGACCTTGCGGCTTGCCACAAAGGACGTGCGGGATTTTGGCGTGGCGGTGTCTGAATCCGACGCGGCCCAAGTTCAGCGCACCAATGATGCACTCTCGCGCATGGGATTGCTCTGGCGCGGGATTGCCAACCAGCTGGCGGTGGCGGCAGCTCCGGCGCTCGAAGCCGTGGCCGATGCCATGGCATCGATTGGCAAGGTGACGGGGCCTCTGGGTCGCGCCATCAAGGGTCTGTTCAATCACCTCGGCGAAATTGCCACCATCGCCGCGACCTTCGCTGCCGTGCTCGGCGGCAAGCTGGTGATCTCGCTGGCCAGCGCCGCGCTCGGCATTCGGGGCGTATCCCTGTCGCTGGCGGTTCTGCGTGGGGCGCTGATCCGCACCGGCATCGGCGCGCTGATCGTTGGTGCAGGCGAGTTGCTCTATTGGTTTGGCCGTCTTGTGAAAGGTGCGGGCGGGTTTGGCGCGGCCATGGGCCTCTTGAAAACCGTCGCTGTTGAAGTCTGGGACCGGATCAAGCTCGGCGGCAAATCCCTCGGGCTGTCGTTGGCCACAGTCTGGATCACGGTTGAAACCGGCTGGTTGCGCATGCTCGCAGGCATTCAAAAGAAATGGGCG